ATTGAGATAACCTCCCTGGTTGTACTCTTTCGGTTTCAGACCGAACGAATACGTGTAAATATTTTTTGAAGGAATACTCAGACCATGTTCCATAGGTTGCTTGAACGAATAGTACAGCGACCCCTGGAACGTACTCAGAATATCGATGTTATTTAAAGTAATTTTGGCGGTGTTAATCACGTCGACGAAGCGCGTCGTACCGGAAGGGAACGTCAGATTGATGCCGGACGATATGTAGTTGGTCGTGTAGCCATAGCTGTACCGCGAGTCGGCGTACCTAGCGTTCGTCGGGTCCTCGTATGCTTTATTTCGAAAGAACCATGCCATGGTCTGGATAGGGTAATTGGCCGTGAGCTGCAGGGACGGGTTGTTCTGGGTGAACGTCAGACCGGCCTCCTTCTGGACGCGATTCACGATGTACTTGAGCGGTGTGTTCTGATAGTACAGCTTTTCTTCATTGCCTAGGAGAATCTCTTCGGTGATGAGCTTTGGGTTGATAAAGTCGACGACGGATGCGGCGTTCGACCACCACGTGGATGGGTGGAACGTGAAGCGCACGTATAGCTTCTGGTTCCACATGGCGCACAGCGGGAAATAAGGCCGGCGGAGGCGTTCGCGCGACTTGTTCGCATGGGAGTGCCGGCGGCAGAAAAAGAACTCTAGCGGGATCACGACGTCGCCGCCTACGGACGCGTTCGATGCGAGCGCGATCTGCATAGCCTTTTGTTCGTCGGCGTCGAGCAGAATTTGATCACGAATTATGTACCAGTCGTCATAGAGCGTCTCGATCGTCGCTTCGTTGACGAGTAGATCGACCTGCTTGAGAAAGGCCCGACCTCCCTCGGGTGAGTAAATGTTGCCGGTCGGAAGCGCCGGGAGCGTCACCTTGAGGTACATGTTCGAAAGGAGGTGGCCCATCTCGGTCGGCTTGAGTTCGACCTGGACCACTTGGTTCTGATAGTAAGGGTGAGGCGGGCCGAGTGGCGTGACGCGCTGGAACATGACGAAGTTAGAGTGCTGCTTGAACACCGGGTTCCACTGCGATTTAGTGACGTCATCCGTCAGGAGATACTCGTCCTGTGGGCCTATGGCCGAGAGCGCCAGAACCGAGCCTTGACTGAATCCGCGATCCTTGACCTCCGGGAATGTGGGCGGCGGCTCTGGAAATAGCCCGACGTCGTTCAAATCCCTGAGCGGCGCGGCGTTGCCGACTTGGATGTTCGCCGGTGCCTGGATCGACGTGGCGTTATCGGGGCGGGCCAAAAAGCGCCCCGGAGTGTACTCGATCTTGGCGTCCGGTTCGTGAATTATAGCCGGAAATCCCTTGACGATGACCTGTGCTGCATTCTCGGGGATGGTGCCATCGACAGCCTGGAGGACCGCGGTCGTCACGTAAATGGTGTTGAACTGACTTTGTTCTTTATTCAACACGTTTTGAGGAATGTCCTGATTGAACTCCAAGACCTTCTGCGGCCCCGAGAGCGTCGGGAGTCCCTCGATGATCCAGCCAGCCTTCGTTCCGGCCGGCGGCGGCGTCGAAAAGTAGAACGTCGGGACCTGCTTCAGAACCTCATAGTATCCATAAATGGGTCCAGAGCGCTTAATAGCCATGCGCCCGGGTGGATAAAGAGAGGCGGTCGTAACGAAGGTGACGGCTTGGGCGACTGACTGGTCCATGTCGCTCTGGAACGTGAAAGACCAGAGGTATTCTTCTTCAGCCTTGCCCTTTTCGTTCTTGACGGCCGTTACGATGAGTTGGCCGCGCAATCCTGGCAGGGAATCGATCAGCCAGCCTGAGCCCACGGGTGCCAAAGGCCAGTCGGTCACCGAGTAAAAGGTGGCCTCGGTCGGACCCGTCACCTTGTAAAACCCGCTAATGCCCACAGGCGCCAATGGCTGGACCTGAAACATATTCTGGACCGCGGGTGGAGGTGGCGCCGGTGGGATGACTGCCGCAGTCGCAGCCTTGATGGCCCCTTTAGGATTTCTGAAAAAATCTCCAATTTTAAGACCAAATTTAAGAACCTGATCCTCAAGGGACTTTACCTTTGAAAGTTCAAGGTTCGTAAAATCGACTACGGGCGCTTGGGCCCTCCGCTCAAGCCTTAGTATATTGGCCATGGCTCACTACAAATCACTCAGATTATTCTTCCACAGCTGTACCACGCTCAGTGCCTTGAGAGCCGCGCGATCACTCGTCCGCTTGGCGACGAGCGCCGTCAGCTTGTCAACCTCCTCCTTCGTGTACTGGTACGTCTTGATATCCAAGAGCTTGGGCCACAGGTCCTCGGCGTACTTCTCACGCTTGAGCTGGGTGTGGATCTGACTCAGAGGCGTGTTGAAGACCTGGAGGCGCGGCGTCACGGCGACGTCCCTGATGAACCTGGCCTTCTCGGACAACCACTGAATTTCATTGTCGAATTCACCGAGGAGCCAAGCCTTGCGCTTCTTGTACACCCCGAGCCGGACCTCCAGGTAGTCGACCAGGATCTCCTCGGGGCTATTGTACTTCTTGACCGCGCCGTTCGGACCGATGAGGTACATGTTCGAGGTGTGGATCGTCTTCGTCAAGCCGAGCTCTTTGACGGCGTCATCTCCACCGAACCCCCAGATGCGAAAGTCGGGTGAAGTTTCGGTCGAGTGATTCTCGAACTTCTGGATCGTGCCCTTCTCGACCAGGTCATCCAAGTGCTCCTTGAAATCCTGTATCCATTTGCCCGGTGGGAGCTCGGTCACGTGGAGCTGCGTCCCCTCCTTGACCACCAGGCCCTCGAGGACCCACGTATGGTCCTTGGTCTTCGTCACCTTGCCCTTGAAGCCCTTGAAGTGTGGGACCATCGGGACCATCGCCACCTGGCCCAGGGCGCACATAATGTTGTGCTTGATGATCTCAATGTCGTACGGCGGGACGTAGCAGCTGAAGCCGGTACCGATGCCCTCAGCGCCGTTCACCAGAATCATCGGCACGATCGGTGCGTAGAACTCCGGCTCGACTTGCTGTCCGTCATCCATGACGTACTTGAGGACGGCATTGTCGGCCGCGTCGAAGATCTTGCGCGTCTGTGGCGTCAGACGCGTGAAGATGTAACGGGCGCTCGCCGCGTCCTTGCCGCCAGCCAGGCGCGTGCCAAACTGCCCCGAAGGCTCGAGAAGGTTCAGATTGTTCGCGCCGACGAAATTCTGGGCCAGGTTCACGATGGTGCCCTGAAGACTCGCCTCGCCGTGGTGGTAGGCTGTCTGCTCCGCGACGTAGCCGCAGAGCTGCGCGACCTTCATGTCCGCCGTCAGGTTCTTCTTGAGGCAGGCGTAGATCACCTTGCGCTGAGAAGGTTTGAGGCCGTCCGCGACGTGCGGAATCGACCGCTTGATGTCCTCCGCGCTGAAGTTTGCCAGGTCGCGATGGATGAATTCCGTCACCGGCAGAGCCTTGACGTGGCCGTACGGGATGCCCTTGGGAGGTGAGGCCATGTGCGCCGTGAGCCACTCCTTGCGATCGTCCGCCTGCGTCTTGGAAAATGCCAGAGTCATCGACTCGTTCATTTTTGGATCGGCTCCGAAGGCGACCGTCAGCCTCTCGATCTGCTTGAAGTACTCACGGGCCTCGGCCGATGTCGAAGTACCGAGACCCTTGTAGTACTTCACGGCTCCCGATGGCGCCGCCGCCCGGAACTCCTCCTCTGTGAAGAACCAAACCTTGCCCGCCTTGATGACCGGGGTGACCATGCTGACGACGAACCCCAAGCCGATCAACTGCGGCCAGTACACGTGGAACATGTTGAGGACCAGACCCTTAATATGGCTTCCGTCCAGGTCGGCGTCGGTCATGATCATGAGCCGGCCGTACCGCAATTCTCTCAGTGAATTGTAGACCTTACCATGCTGGAGCCCGAGGATCTTCTTGAGGCTGGAAAATTCCTCATTATCGGTCACCTGCTTTACAGACGCATCCCGAACATTGCGCGGCTTGCCCCTGAGTGGAAACACGCCGAACGCATTGCGGCCTACAACGCTCAGACCGGCAATGGCCAGCGCTTTCGCCGAGTCACCCTCAGTGATAATAAGCGTGCACTCGTGCGAACGATGAGTACCGGCCCAGTTGGCGTCGTCCAGTTTCGGAATGCCCGTGATCCGAGACTTTTTGGACCCATCTGTCTTCTTGAGCTCTTTCTCGACCTGGGAGAGGCCCTTGGACACGAGATCGTCGAGGACTCCCGTCGCCAGGACGTCCTTGATGAACTTTGGTTTGGGGTCAATGGTCTCCGCAATCTTTGAAGTGCACTCGGCCTTGGTCTGACTCGAGAAGGTCGGGTTTACGACGACGGCCCGGACGAACACGAAGAGGGACGCCTTGATCTGAGCCGGCTTGAGCGTCGTGAAACGCTTGTCGGACGCGATCGACTCGCAGAGCACCTTGACGATCTTGTCGACGTGGCTACCACCCTTGGTCGTACAGATGCCGTTGACGAAACTGACCTGCTGAAACCCGCCACTGGTCGAATGGGCCACGACCACCTCGAAGTTGTCGGCGTGCATCTTGGCGAGTGGAGAAGTGCCGATGTGCATTTGGGCGTACTCCTCGAGGCTCGGCACCTCGAGCAATTTTTTATTGAAATAGACCTGAGCCTTTGAGCACCACATGGCCGTGTCCCATGCACGTTTCTCGGCGAGCTTCTCGAAGTCACCCGCACCACCGAAGCGCTTCCAGTCTGGATAGAATGTGATGGAGACGTACGGAGAGATCTTTTCGGGCGAGGTGACGATGTCTGGCGGCTCGACCTTGCTCATGTTGTCGGTCCAAGTTTGCATGTAGATCTTCTTACCATCGCAAATTTTGATGTTAAATTTCGAACTGAACACATTGGCCAGCTTGGCGCCGTAGCCGTTGCGACCACCCGTCACACGTTGCTCATCATCGTTGTAGTTGGAGCTGGTCAAAAGGTGCCCAAAGATGAGCTCAGGGATCCAGAGCGGCTTGCCGTCCGTGCCCTTTTCAGTCTCGTGCTTCTTGATCGGGATGGAAACGCCGTAATTGCGCACGAAAACAAAGTCCTTACCCGTCACGACTTCAATCTTGTTCACCTTCTTGGGGTGGAGAGAGTGCTGATCGATCGCATTGACGAGGACTTCATCGAAGATCTTCACCAGTGCAGGGCTAACAGAAAGCTCAGAAAGCTTGAAGCGCTCCCCGTCACGAACCCAATAGTTTCCAGGCTCGGGAGCGAGGGATCCGACATATGTATCTGGACGCTTGAGGATATGTTCGACATGGGATAGCCGAGCATATTCAGTCATGCAAAGAAAGAGGCGCCTGCCTTTATTTCCCGGTCAATGGTAGAATGAAGCAGGAGGTCGTTTTAGGGTTGGTCGTTCTAGTGACGGCCCTATTCCTATTGCGCACACAACACTCTTTTTTTAGTGCCGATGAGTTCGATTCGTACCTCATCAATTTGGATCGCCGAAAGGAGCGGCTCGATAATTTTACAGAACAATACGAAACGTCAGACATTGGCGAACTCAAGCCGTTCAAGCGGGTCGCGGCTGTGGATGGCTCCGCCGTCGAGCTCATGGGGATCGTCACCCCTGAAGTTGAAGAAGGAATTAAGTACGTCGAAAAGACTGGGCTCAGATCATCGACCCAATTGTCAAGAGGTATGATCGGGTGTTACAAGAGCCACTACAAAGTCTGGGATGAAATTTACTCGAGCGGCAAGCCCTACGGGCTCGTGTTCGAGGATGATGCCGAGATGGACCAGGATCTCTATAAAAAGACCGCACATCGTCTCGATTTCCCCGAACACTGGGACATCATTTTGCTCGGTCACGTTAGACTTATAGATTACGAAAAAGGGCCCAGACCTGGTCTACTGCTGGTTCGGGAATTCTGGGGCACCCATGGGTACCTTATCAGCAGACGGGGTGTGGCGAATATGATGCTTTACAGGGATATGCCTATCACTTTACAAATTGATGGTTTTATGAGTAAATTAGCCCAGGAAGGCAAACTCCTAATTTATGCACTCGATCCCCCCCTAGTTCACCAAGGAAACTTCGGGACGGACATACAGGCTCCAATAGTGCCCAAGATTCTAGTAAATGCAGGGGGGAGCGGGGCTAAAAACGTGAGAATAGAACCCACCCCACTGGAGTAGCATGTGACCAAAGGCGAACATCACGAAGTTCGTGCCGCCGACGACGACCTGGGCGTCGGCTGACTCGTGGTGATTCTTTGCGACGATCACCTCACCGATGGCCGTCGCCAGACCGAGGAGCGCCGCCTCACCGGCCAGACGGCCCGAGGGCGTCCAGCGCGTTATAAAGGACGCGCCGGGGGCGGCGTCGGGTCCGAGGAGCACGCGCGCCTTGACGGCCAGGAAGATCATGACGATCAGACCGCACAGGACTATCATGGCGGTCGGCCACTTCAGGACCCGGGCCTGCTTGGCCTCGCCCTGAGTCAGCTTCTCAGGGTCCGTGATCGAATTGAATCCTGAAATTTCACGGACGACGTTATAGAAGAAGAAGAGCAGGAAGGAGATCATGGCGAGCTGGACCCACAGGTCGGACCGGTCGCGCATGATCGCGATGAGAACGATGGCGACGGCCGACAGACCACCGACCGCCACAGAGTCCCACACGAACTTGCGCGGGTTCTTCTCGATGTACTCCTTGTGGCCGTTCGTGACGGCCCCGGCTAAGAGCAGAACCAGAAGGGCACCTTTGCCGTACTTGATGACCGAGTAGAACTTATCGGCCCACTCGTTGCCACCCATTACTTCTTACGAAGAATAAAATACGAAGCGACGGCGGCTATGATGGTCCACCCGACGATGTGGTCGAGGCGGTTCATCGCCTGAATCTGCTCGGGCGGCATTTTGTTGAACTCATCCTTGTACCCCTTGGGCTTAAAGGGCAGCCATATGTACCGCCCGAAGGGCACGAGCGTCGGCTTGAGCTTGTCGAGCTGGCACTGGTACGAATAGTCGTACCAGGCCATGGCGATGTACGGGAACCAAAGCAGAAACACGAGGACCCAGGGGTTCTTGTGGGGGAGATACCAATACCCACCCGCAAGAAGCGCCGTAAACACTATGCACTTGATATTCAGCGCGAATGGCTGTCCGGGAAAGAGACCGCCGGCCATCTTACTAAAAAGAAAGATCTTAATTTCTACTGAGAATTGAGACGATCAGTGCGATCGCTAGGATGATTATGAGGATCGTCTTGACGTCCCACTTGCGCCCCGGCTTTGGGGCCTCCGGCATGGTCATCCATAATTTGTAAGCCTCTTCGTACGTGAAGAGGGGCTTCTTGAGGCTTTCGTTGACCTGGTTGTGGACGTCGACCGACCATTTAAAGAGAGCCTCGGGGTCGGATGTTTCCGGTAAGGGGTTATCGTTAAGCACTCCGGCGAAGTGCACGCCGCACGTCCCGCATGGGAGGATCGCCGGGAACAGGGACACGAGCGCCTGGAGAGCCGCGGGGTCGATCCCGCCCAGGCACGCGAGGTGGAGAACGCCCCAGTAATAAGGGCCGAACTTGGCAGGCTTGATGGCCATTCTAATTTTGTCGGAGAATTAATTTCCGCCACGGAGCCGGAGCACGAGGTGCAGAGTAGATTCCTTCTGAATATTGTAGTCGGCCATGGTCCGCTCGTCCTCGAGCTGCTTTCCCGCGAAGATGAGGCGCTGCTGGTCGGGCGGGATGCCTTCCTTGTCTTGGATCTTGGCTTTCACACTGGCGATTGAGTCACTAGATTCAACCTCGAGTGTGATCGTCTTGCCGGTCAGGGTCTTGACGAAGATTTGCATCTTTTATTAATTCACGTCTAAAATTCTTAAGTGCGTCTTGCGAGCGCGAACGAACCGCTCGGCTGACGCACGAGCTTGTGGCTCCGGCGCGCCTCGTAGTTTGCAATCTCTTTGAGCATCTTCTTGATACGGGCATGGTTCCGCGCCAGGACGGCCGCGTTATAGCCTTGCAGGGTCGCGACCGTGCGCTTGGCCCGGTTGCGAAGGCGCATGAGGGACGCGGACGTGGCCGGAGACTTGTGGCTGCCCGACGAAGGGCTCGTGCGCTTCTTGTAATGACGTACGGCCCGACCCGCATTGGCGCGCATCCACGTGCTGAAGTTCAGTCCGGATACGGAAGGGCGGCGGGGTGACATCTTACTTTTTGGCAACAGATTTCTTGGCGGCGCGGGCCCGTTGGGCCTCGGCGTCCTTGGCGTTGATGTACCGGCCTAGGGCGGTCCAGTTGGCCTGGTTCATGTTCACTGCACGCGTGCGCTTGTACTCCTTGCGCGCCTTGGCGGTCTTGAGCGCGTTCACGTTGCGCTTGGCGGCCGCCAGGGCGTTCGTGTTCTTGGGGGGCTCGAAGAATGGAGCGAGCTTCTTGGTGTTCGGGCTCGGGCTCGGGCTCTTGTAGGCCGCGACGTAATTGCGGATCATACGTCTATTTTCGGGCTGCATAGCCTTCCAATACTTTTCAAAATTGGATTTAACCTGTATTGCCCGTTTTGTTTGCGGTGAAGGGCTCGGTGTCTTGGGCTTGGGCTTGCGCTTGATCGGCGGCTTGGGCTTGTTCTCGAACGCGTTATTAGCAAGCCACTCGCCCTTGTTGCGCCAATGCATGAGCACCTTGCGCTGGGTCATGGGCAGGCCCTTCCACACGAGAGAGTACTGGTGTTTGCGCACGGCGGCCGTGCTCTTCGTGAACTGGTTCAGACGCGCCTTGGCCTCGGCGAATGTGTACGTCCCTTTGGGGCTCGGTGCAGGCGCCGCCTTCTTGTTTGAAAATCTCTCCTTCAATTTTATTGCAAAATTAGTGTAATTTTCATGTCTGTATTTGTAACCTGCATGTTCAAGGTTGGTCACCTGTTGATAGGCATTCGTTCTGTTCTTGGCCCCGGCTACGATTGAATTAAACGTGGCCTTGTTGATATAGACCGCCGCTCTGTGCTCTGTCCGAGCCCATGCACGCTTGAGGGCCTCGCGTCGAGCCGGTTTGAGCCAATTCATGGTGTTTATTCTCGATCCCAAATTAGGTGATGTCAAGTTGAACCCTTCTGGCGTCTTGGCCTTGTATTTCATGAGGCAGGCCGCACCTATGTCCTTCGTGAAAGCCTTGCGGGCGAAGATGGCGAAGGCGTACATGTGGACGTTGATCTGTCCATTTCTGAAAAACGAATAGTGAGCGCCGACCTCATTATTCACCACCTTTATGAACTCGGCGCGGTTCCACCAGTTGCACTTGAAAATCTTGCGCTGATTTGAATCGTAAATGTAGCCCTGGCCGTTGCAGACGAAGCCGGCCACCGCATGCGCCTTGTGAAGCTCGCTTTTATTAGCAAGAGTGTTTTCTATGATTAGAGATGCACACACCAGTTCGTACTGCTTGTCGGCCAGTAGGCCCGCCGGAATTTCTTCCATGTACTGATTTTTGTGGTACTTGCTCTGCATAACGACGACGAACTGGGGTTTGCGGAGCGCGTGGAACTTGGGTGGGTCGGTTGCGTATTTGACGTAGTAATCTTTGGCGAACCCTACGTGATCTAGAATCTTCTCAATCTCAACTTGGGGAAACGCACCCTTCCCGCCCTTGGCCTGCCTGGCGATGGTGCCCTGAAGGCTCATACCACCAAGGACCGATGCAGACTTGCCCGCCTTGAGCGACACGGCACGAGGCCCGCTCATGAAGCACAGGTACTGGTCTATGAATTTCCAAAAGTAAATCTCTTTCGTCTTGGTCAGGTTCTTCATTGGACAAGGGGCGTTGAATTGATCATCAAAATAGGCCTTCTCGGCCGGCTTGAGTTTCTTGTAGAAATTCGTCAGCCTGTTGTACAGGATCTTCTGACCATCCTCAGACAGGATAAACCCGTTAAGGATCGAGTAGAACCAGCATGTCCCACGTGTCTGGATGGCGCCTAATTGGCCGCATCCGTTGTTGCTCATGGCTCTACTAGAGGCGGTGAAAAAAACGTGTCCTGTCCAAGTTAGGGTTTCGGGTTCACAGGGTCAATTCACCCAAAAACAAACCATGGACCTCCAGAAGCTCCGCCCGACCTATAGCCAGTGGCGCGCCCCGCTCGGCCCCGCCCCCGAAGGACGCGCCCGGCCAACCCCACCCGTCGCGGTGGCAAAACCGGCCCTGGCGCCTCCCAAGGGCAAGGGCAACGAGCTCTGGCAAAAGTTCTACAACGACGCGGTCGCGGCCAAGTCACCTTGGCCGGAAAAGCTGGCCGACACGCTGCTGCGCTCGCGTGAGCGCGCCCTGGAACTCCAGGCAAAGCGCCACACGACGCAGGTGACGCTCGAGCCGCCCAAGCCACAGGAGGCGGCCGTGGCCAACAAGGGCAAGGCGGCCAAGGGCCGTCCGGTGGTGCACGAGGCCCTGCGCTGCAAGGCGCGCACGCTCGCCGGAAAGCAGTGCGGCTTCAAGGCGACCTGCGGTGAGTTCTGCAAGAAGCACGCGGTCGCAGATGCGGAGGTCCCCGTGGTGAAGTGGCACCGGGTGCGCGACCCTTGCGTCTTCAAGGGAACGAGCCTCAAGGGTTACCTGAACTTCAGCCAGGCGGCGGTCAAGAAGGTGTTCGGTGAGCCGACCACGACGGTCCGAGACGGCCATACGGTGCCGCAGTGGCTGGTGCGCTTCGAGGATGAGACCCTGGCGGCCCTCTACTACTACCACGACGACCCGGCCCTGCACGTCGGCGGCGCGAGCACCGCCGCGATCGCCAAGGTTCGCGAGGCGCTCTCATAAAATATCTGGATAGTGTAATAGATGGAGGATTTCAACTGGAACTACGTCTGGGCTGCCATAGTCATTAACTTTGTCCTCGTCTACGTCGTCCCCAAGCTGATAAAGAAGCCCACCGGCTTCAAGCCTCTGGATGACGTGGTCCTGTACCTGAATTCTCAGAAGGGTTTTCTCATGGCGAGCAGCATAGTGATAGGTCTCGTTGTGTACGGCGCGCATTATTGGGTCGCGTCTCAGAGTGCAGGTGGTGGCTCCAAGGGGCCCTCGACGCCGCCGGGCCGTTCCAAAGATTTTTAATATAGGCCAAAGATAAATGAACGCTCAGCGCGTGAATGCAGCCGCCAACCAGGTCGCGATGGCCGGTAATCAGATCAACAATGCGGCTCGGGCCGCGGCGAACGGCCAGGTCGGCAACGCCAACCGCTCGGCGACGGCCGCGGCGAACAACCTGGCCGGTGCGAACCAGCGCCTGAACTCCGAAGCGAACAAGGCGCGTCAGCTCGGCAACGTCAACATGGCGAACAACCTGAAGAAGGCCGCGAACGCCGCGCGCCGTGCCGAGATCATGAACTCGCTGAAGCACATCGCGAACGCGATCAAGTCCAAAAATCGCTCGAACGTAAATTAGACATGATCTGACGTGTATGCTCGTGATCCCATGTGGTCACCTTCTTTTCGAAGCAGTCCCACATGTATTTTTGGAGCTTTTGACCCGACGGAAACCCCCAGTTCTGGTCGGCCGTAAACAGAAAATCGTTAAACCCAATAGGCCCCTTTGTACAGGGCACGACCCAGGGAGTCTTGACATACTCCTTTAGGCCTCCAAAGTCCGTGATGATCACAGGCTTGTCGCGAAGAGCCGCCTCGACCGCCCCCATTCCGACCCCCTCGGAATGTGAGCAATTGATATAACAGTGACCCTGGTCATGAACCTTTTCGAGGTCCTCATCGCTCAGTAGTCCGTTGATGACCGTCACACCAGGAACCCGCCACTCGACCGGTTGGAGACACGTCGCCTTGAGAACCAGGTGGGCCAAGCTGCCGAATTGACAACGCAAATAGGCGTCGAGGAGGCCGCGGATATTCTTGCGCGGGTCCATGATGTTGCCGATAGTATAAAACACGTACGGCGTCGTGGCGACCGGCAGCCGCGGAATCTTGGGCTCGGCGTACAGACGCAGAACCTCCCATTTCACGTCCGGAAATTGACGCTCGAAAACCTCTTTGCAAAAATCCGACGAGACGAGGAGCTTCTTGTACCGGGCCAGAATGCCGTATGCCGGGTTGACCGTCTCGGTCTCACAGATCGTCATGTAGTGCATTTCTTTACAAAATTGAGCGTACTGGTCCACGAGGTTCAATTGGGCCTCGACTGGCAGGACAAAGGCGAAACCCCGGTCGTACCGGTGCTTGGGTGGTTGCTGGCCGAACTCGACGTAGTCGCCGCCGACGAGCTTAGCATACCGGGCCGTCACCTGCCCGATCCCCGCCAGCATGCTCGGGCCAATGAAAAGCCAATTCTTAGCCATTGTTATTACGGCGGCCCGTCTGTTTAAATAAGTTACCGACGTTCAGATTTATGTTTCGAGTTTCTGGGAGTGGGAGTACAGAATAATTGCGAATAGCGTCAATGAGAAGAGGCCGAGGGGGTCTCACTAGGTTATTTGCTGGAAGCGTCCGGGTTTTGCGCCTCGTGAGTTCTATAGCATAATTCTGAAGGTTTAATCTATATTGGTTTAACCGGTTTTTATAAAGTTCCATGATTTTGTCCGCGTTGCGATACGCCTTTTCGTTCATTATATTCGTTTTTTGTATCGTCCAATTTGTTGGGGCGAGGCGTGTACCAGTCTTCTCAAATATACGTTCTCTGAGTTTGTTCATATGTTCGGTACTCAACCCTAAATTTATAGAACCATTATTAACACTGAAATAACGTTTTTCATTTATAATAAACCCATTCTTGGACTTGAGCTTTTCTTGTGTCAAATTTGGGAGTGGGCGACCGTCTGCTGTAAAATATTTCGCATTGAGTGTTTGTGAGGTTGATTTCTTGGGTGTTACATAGTATAACGCATTTCTTGGAACGTTATATATATTCTTCAAATTACTTAGTTTTACTTTGACGAGTTTATATTTGTATTTGCGTCCAGCCTCATCAACCACATATTGAGCCTTATTGTTTCCTTTTACGAAAATGATTCCTTCGGGTTTTCCATATGGAAACTTAATCTCTAGGACCTTTACGAAACGCAGGGACTCGACCGGACGGCACAGCATAACCTGCGTCTGGTCGTTCGGAAACCACCATCCATCGTATAGACCCGCTTTGCACAAATGCTCGGCCAGTTTATAATCTTTATTGCTAAATGCAAATGTTCCTTTTGACGGAAGTTCAAACCCTGAACGAACCGCCCAATTGTTCATTTTCTTGCTCGAGTCGAACTTGAGAACCCTGAGAGGCTTTTCAGTCTTGTAGATATAGAAATACATGGGTTCATCTTTCCATTCACTTGATCTCGTCGCCGCGTGTAAAATAGCTTGGACTGGGTTCGTTGCGAACCACGTTCCTTTTTGACCCATGGGAATTCCAGAACTAAATTTAGATTTTGTCCCGTGATAAAGGGTCTTTCCACGTGGGATAATCTCCACTTTATTCATCTGTTATTTACGAGTAAAATTATTTCCGGAAGTCGTGTGTGACCATTCGTTTAACCAATTCACGGAAGTTGATCTTGGGCGTCCACCCGAGAACCTCACGAGCCTTGGTCGAGTTGCCGATCAGGACATCAACCTCGGCCGGGCGATAGAATTCGGGGTTAATTTTTACGATCGGATTTCCGGTCGCCACGTCCGAACACGTCTCGTCAAGTTCCGTTCCGGACCACTCAATTTTAACATTCAATTCATCACAGGCCGCCTCGATGAATTCCCTGATCGAGTGCGTCTCACCGGTCGCGACTACGAAATCTTCAGGGGTCGCCTGTTGGAGCATGAGCCACATGGCCTCGATGTAGTCCTGGGCGTGACCCCAGTCGCGCTTGGCGTCCAGGTTCCCGAGCTCTATAGGCCGTCCCGTCTTCATCCATTCGTTCAGGCCGAGCGTAATCTTGCGCGTCACGAACTCGGCACCGCGCCGCTCGGACTCGTGGTTGAAGAGTATGCCGGTACAGGCGTACATGTCGTAGGACTCGCGGTAATTCTTGGTAATCCAGTAGCCGTAAACCTTGGCGACACCATATGGACTGCGTGGATAGAACGGCGTCGCCTCATTCTGGATGGGATCCTGAATCTTGCCGAACATTTCACTCGTGCCCGCCTGATAAAATTTGAATTTTGAACTAAAATTAGTCTGACGGATCGCCTCCAGAATCCGAAGGGTCCCGAGAGCGTCCACGTTCGCCGTGTACTCGGGCTGGTTGAAAGAGTGCTTCACATGAGATTGTGCACCCAGGTTGTAAACCTCAATGATATCGTACTGCTCGAATGAATTTATGATTGAATTTATCCGGGCCGTATCTGTCAGATCCCCCTCGACCAGGTGGAACTCGGCGTGGGTCTTCAGGTGTTCGATCCGTTCGTGCTTGCGCTCGGAGCAGTACCGGGCCAGACCATAGACCGAATAGTTTTTGTCGAGTAGAAATTCGGCCAGATAGCTTCCGTCCTGGCCAGTCACACCAGTAATAAAGGCGGCCTTCATATCTCTAAATTGAATAATTGTTTTATTTGAAAGGAAAGCAACGCAACTCTGAATTCTAGAGTATTTGCTTCCAGAATTGTGATGAGCGCTTCACATCCTCGGCGACTCAGTGGAGTCTGGCCGATCAAAAGCCACGAGGCCAGCCACGGGACCCACGAGGCCATCTAGTTTTCGCCGTCAAAATTAATCCCGGGAATTTACAAAGGCATGAGCTTCATCAACATCCTCGTCATGACGGCTGCCGAATTGTTCGGGAACACCCACCTCAAGTGGTTCTCTCAGGAGGGACGCCATCACAATCTGGCTCTGGGACTCCTGGCCTACCTGGTCGTCATCACGTTCCTCGTCAAGAGCCTGGCGGCCGAGAGCATGATGTGGACATGCATCATGTGGGAGGCGGCGATCGTCATAGGCGGCGCCATTACGGCCTATATGGTGTTCGGTGAGAAGTTCACCCACTGGATCCAGTGGCTCGGCATTCTGCTCGCGTTAGGCGCTGCATTTTGTGTGAATTATCAGTGCGATAAATAAACACTTAGGCGGTCTGTAAGGTACGATGAACGACTTCGAACGGCACGTCTTCCGCCGGCTCGATAACCTCGAGGCTGAGCTCAACGAACTCCGCGAGGTGACGTGGCCCGTGTGTCAAGGGATGCTCGACACGCGCGCCGGGACCTTCGCGAACATGAAAGAAAAGCGCCGCTTTTTCAAATTTTTACACGTCGATGATATTCGCCATCTTCTACGCCGCAAGGCGTGGTTCATGGGAAGTTCCCCAGATTTAGTCGGCGAAGAACTTCGACAGGTGCGGGTAGAGGTACCTCGGCTGGCCGACGAACAAGTGTAGTCTTGCCGTCGGTGTGAATTCCGTTCTCGATGAAATTCTTGAACGTATCGGGCGTCTGGTCCGCGTGATGGCCGTCCTTTGCATGGGCGTACGTCTGAAACTTGGTCCAGACGGTCATAGGCGACCCAAAGCTGCTCAGGTGCCAGCCGGCGAACCCAAAGTGCGGCATCTTCCAACGGGCGTCCCGAAGGCTATTTGGCCCGACCCGCTTGATGAGCTCGCAGTTCGTAATGACCGTCCCGAACCATGGCTCGCCCATGAAAAGATAGTCCAGCGAGTACTCGAACATCCACATGTGTACGGCCGTCATGGAGTGCTCGAGCTTCTCATACCGCACGACAGACATGTCCGGGATCTCGTCCACGTCCGAGACCATGACGATCGCCTCGGGAGGCACGCCGTCGAGACCCTTGAGGATACACTGGCGCTGGTACTTCTCGCGCGACCAAGGGTTCGAATCCTTCGGGGCCTCCTCGGCCGTCATCACGACGTGCTCGATCTTCGGGAGCCACTTGGCGAAACGCTCCCGGTTGTTCTGAAAAAAGAGCTCCTTGGGACCACCGACGTGCGTCACCTCGGACTCGACGAGGACGAAGCGATCGACGTACCGGTCCAGGAGCTCCAGTCGGAGCTCGAGGATATCGAGCTCATTATAGAACATGAATGCATCTACGAGCATTTGTAGCTAAAGTAATTTTTACCCTTATCTTCGAAACCCTTAAGAACCTTTTGGTTGTTTTGCGAGTGCCCACCCCACGCGTTATGGAGGGCATCCGGGCCGAACCCATAGTCGCGCTGCCGGACGTGTCCGAGATGGAAATCGGGTGTGTAGCACGTCTTGCGCTTGATGCCGTACTTCTCGAACAGGTTGGAGAGGATCATATCGTCGTTCCGGGTCACGTCGAGCAGCTCTTTGTACTCGTCTTCGATTTTATGGATCCACCCCGCCTTGACGATCACGGACCCATAGCCCTCGAGGACGTCGAACGGGACGCCGTGTTGGCGCGGGAAGACTCCGCGGAAATACGACTCGAAATTGAAGCCGCTCAGCCCCCACGCGCTCGTCGTGTCGGTCCGCTGCCACTTGAGGAGGTTCGTCACGAGCCTCGGGTCGTAGTCGGTATCGTCGTCTAGGTAGACTATCAGGTCCTCGGGGTCGAGATGCTTCGCCGAGCCAAAGAACTTGGTGCCGGGCCCAAGGTCCTCACAATCCAGATTGACTTTCAATTTAGGATCAAAATTGAAGAGCCAACCGGGAACCTTGCCGTCCCACTCAGGAAACCGAACATACTTGGGTGGAATATTCAACCAAATTTCATGGCACGTCTGAAAAAGCAGGGGCGCCAGGACCGACTCGAGTTTGTCGAAGCGCGTCGGGACGGTCGTGAGGCTTACGACGACCTTCATATAAAACACATAGACCCTTCTGTTTTATATGGAACGATTCAAGAATCAAAAATGGGAGTGCGATTTCAAGACCCACCCTAAGGACGCCCCATTGTGCGGGGTTCTTGTCGAATCACGGGACCACCCGGACCTCGAGTATGCTCTACGTAATTTTTCATGTATGCTCCCATTCGCCTCACTTGTAATTTTACATTCAAATTCAAATTTTCAAAAAATTTTAGACATTGTAGGACCAGATACGAACGTCCGTTTCATCAGACTTCCAGAACCCTTTGGCCGGGAACAATGGATCCGGGGATGTCTCGAGCCGGCGTTCTGGGAGCCGTTGTGCGAGTACGACCGGGTCATGATTTTCAACGTTGATACGGGGGTCAGACATAATTCAGTTTTAAAATTCAACCATTACGATTTCATAGGCGCTCATTGGAACCACCTCCCGACTGGAGACCCCAAGGTGTTCCAGGGCAATGGAGCATTTTCAATCAGAAATCCAAAGCTCCTCCATGACATCACGTCGAATTATCCGTGTCCACCAAATTGGAATCTTGATGACGCCTGGTTCGTATGGCACCTTGCGAACAAATATCCATTATCGGTCCTTCCGACCAAGGAGACGTGCGCCGAGTTTTCGACCGAAGGCAACGATATCGGGGGGACCATGGGTTTCCACGACTCGGAGCGGTACACACCCGGCGCCTGCCGCATGTATGAGTTGGCCGACGGCCCTGGGCGCAAGCTCGTCGACGTCCGGAGTGCGGACATTGACGGGCGCGACGTGACGGCTCTGATACGACTCGGCGTCGGACCGAACGGCCTACGGGTTTTCAAAGAGACGCGTCTGGGACCAGGTCGGACCCTGACGATCCGGACAGACTCGGCTGAATTTTCATATGAAATTCAAGAAGGTCACTTGAGCGACAACATATATATCGTCTGACGGATTAGAGCTACTATCTCATCCTGGATATTCTTCAGGTACGTGTCACCCTTGGGAAGGCGGACCGCCTTGACGCGACCTAGTAATTTCTTAAAGTAGTCCTTGGACTTGCGCGGATCGCTCATGAACCGCTTGTTCATCGTGATCCGACGCAGTCGGCCGTACTTGCCCATGTACGCCTCGGCCCACGAGTCGAGCAGCGGGACGATTCCCTCGTAATAAGCCTGTAGAGCTTTGTGCTGTGCGAAAGAGTTGGTCATCAGGTGGAAGGAGTGAGCCTGTTCGCGCGAGTTCAAAAGCATACCGACGTAGCGGTTGGCCGCCATCTTAGTAAGTGTGGACATTTTTGTCTCCGCCCCTACTAAGAATGGTCTTCACCGAGACCATCATGCCGTCCGGCAAGATCCTCTTCAAGGGTCTAGGGAAGCTGTCGTGTCAACTGGTCCTCAGGGACACGCGTCTTTTCTACCTGACGGAGAGCCCGTACCACGCCAAGGATTACGGGAACCCTTGTGCGTACCGCGCCAAAAAGACGCTCCGTCTTTTTGACTTGACGCATGCGAACATTGGGAAGCTTCTGAAGAGCAAGTATCCTATAAAGCCCGAGACGCGGAACCTGCTCCGCATGGCTCTCGGGACGGGCATCACGATCGGAAATCAGGTCCGGGCCATCAAGGAGATTTTTGGTCCAAAGAATGCCAAGAGCATTTCTCCTAGAAAATTCAAAGAGCGAGGCCAACGTCTGAGTTATACCGAACTCAATCGGAAGGTGTTCGGAAACCTGACGCGTGAATTTCTAGGGCCTGAAGGGTACGATGGGTACTATGCACCCAAGAAAAAGTCGATCTTCCATGGTGGGACATTTCATTCTGAAATTATGCTGAACAACGCGTACCAGTGCGTCGAGCGCGCGTCAGGCCGAGCGCCGGTCGTGTCTTCCCGGAGCCTCAAGTGGTCCATCCCGCGGCTGTTTGCAGATTTCTGCAAGGGCACGACGCGTCTGGTCCGGCCGTACGGCGGTGGGCTCACCATCTTCTGTACCGGCGGTATGGGCGTCAAGCTGTACCTCGAGTCTCGAAAGCAGGCCCTGCCGCCTAGAATCCGGCGCACGTCCGACTACGACTTTACGTTCGCCGTACCGCGCCAGCTCAATTCGGACAGACAGCTGGCCTCGTACGTGTTCAGCATGCGCAAGATCATGACGTCCCACCTCAACGCCTTTGTCCGGTGGATGAACCGCGAGTACAAGGGCGCCAACGCACGCCTCCAGGTCACGACCCATGCGCGCTCGAGCGTGAGCCACCCCCGCCTCCAAGTTCCTGGGACGAACCGCAAGGTGTACCAGGTCATCGCGTACAAGATTGCGACCGGCCGCAACGACGTGACCGACCTTGTCGACACGGCCCTGGCCGTCTACCCGGGCGCGTCGCGTGACATGCTCCACCTGCCTTATTCGTACAAGCTCGGTATCCCCGTCCAGCGTCTGCGGTACCAGCTCAAGGATTCACTGGCTCTCCTTTCTGGCTCGTTCATTCACAAGGGGATGATTTCAAAGAGAAATCCCATCACAGGGAATGCCAAGGACAAGGGAATGAAGAATACGGAGCGTGCCGCGCGCCTCCTCAAGATTGTCGGTGCACGCAAAAAGTACTACAAGAACTTGACGCCCGTGGCCCGTAAGGCCCTGCCGCTCATAGAGAACGTCCTCCGACGGAACCTCCCGGCGGCGCGCCGGCATGCCCGGAACGTCAATACGGCTCTGAAAAAAATCAAGTAACTTATCAGGATGAAGCGAGTCGCCGCCGCCGCGCTTCTCATCGCGGCGGTCATCGCCATCGTGCTCCTCTGGCCCGTAAAGCGCGGGCCCAGAGGGTTCACGGAACATCACGATCCGTGGGAAGAGCCACGCATCGTGAATTCCGTAATTTCAAAACCTGAATGTGATGCCATCATTAAAATTGCCGAGAAGAGCTTTACTCACAGCGAGCTCGTCGGCGTCGAGGGCGGCTCGGATGATTCACGAACGAGCGAGACGGCTTGGATTTCAAAGAAGCATCCGACCGCCCAGAAGATCCTTCGGCGGGCCTGCGAACTCTCGGGTCGTTCGTTTGAGAATTGTGAGGACGTCCAGGTCGTCCGGTACAAGCCCGGGACGTACTATCGCCGCCACCACGACTCGTGCTGCGAGGACTCTCGGGCCTGTCTCGACTTTGAGAATCGTGGAGGTCAACGAACGGCCACGCTCCTCGTGTACCTCAATGACGATTTCACGGACGGCGAGACTCATTTTCCGCATCACAAAGGCGGACTCAAAATGAAGGCCCAGCCAGGTTCGGCGATATTTTTCAGGCCGCTCGGGGCCGATTCGGCCAGGTGCCACCCCAAGGCGCTCCACGAGGGCCTTCCTATTTCGTCAGGGACCAAGTACGTCTGCAACGTCTGGATACGCGAAGGAATTTTCAAATAAAATGTGGACATAGTATTAAATGTCGGATATGCCCATGCTCCTGTTTCTGTCCCCGGAGGGGGCGAAGGCACTGGGGTTTATTATTTTACTGGGCCTGTATCTGTTTTTCGGCTGGATCTGGCCTATTATTAAGATTCGCGATAAGAACACCAAGACCAAGTCGGGCTGGGTCCTTATGTTAATTATTATAGGCATCATGCCTATAGTGGCGCCTGTAGTCATGGGGGCTATTGAGGCTCGCCGCGCCGGCGCCGTGTCCGGTACATCCATGAACGCCATGGGCCCTCAGCCCGTCGTGAATCAGGGGGCGGTTTCTCAAATGAACGCCGGTCCGCGCTAGGTAAAAAAACATGTCCTGTACCGGCTAGGGTTCGGCCCGGCCAAAGTCTAATCACCAAAACAAAGAGTCAACAGCCCCCACCCGACGTGCAAAAAACACGTCGTGTGCGAGCCACTTAAAAGCTCAACGCAACTACAAACCAACCCAAAAACAACCATGGCCTCCTTCGCTGACGCCGTCAACGCCCTGGTCTGCGAGCGCGACCGCCAGTTCGTTCTGCGCATTGCGACCGAGTACAACCTGAACGTCGAGGAGCTTCAGAAGAAGTACCTGGAGACGGCCGAGATGGCCATCAAGGTCCCGCGCAAGTACAAGAAGCGCGAGGCCACCTCGGTCACGGTGGTGTCTGAGGCCAAGGCGCCCAAGGCGCCCAAGGAGCCCAAGGCCAAGGCCGCGAAGCAGCAGTGCACCGCCTGCACCTCCAAGAAGGAGCCCTG